AACAAAATACAAAATGCTTGGGTTGATAAACTTCCTGTTGATATAAGTTCTGCATTTTTTGATAATGAACTTACAAATTCTTTAGGATTTTCTAAAGATATGTTATTAGATAATTTATTTGAAGATCAATTTCTTAGATATGATATCGATTATATCTTATATAATGAGGCAAGATATATCATAAATGGTGATATCGAGTGGAAATTTGATAGTTCAAGTGAATTAGAAGAATTCCTTAGTTATTTTAAAGATGTATATTTCTCGGAGCCATTAAACTGATGGAAGATGATATTTATGACATTTATAAACTAGCTCAAGATAGACTTGCTATCGTACAGAAAAGAAATATAGAAATACACGTTTTAAAGAAAAATTATTGTCAATTATTACAATTAAACAGTTTAATTCTTAGTGAGAAAGATGCAATTATTAAATCTTTAGAAGAAACTGATAGAACTAATTATTTATTTTTTATTTTTTGTGTTATTACTGGATCATTATTTATATTGCTTGACTTCTTTAAGTAGAATTGTTATAATAGATTATCTTATCTTTATTGGAATATATTTATGAATGAAATGATGAAAGAAGAAAAAGAAGTGTATACTGCTTTATTGAAGCAGATTTCTATAAGAATAGATACCAACAGCAGCAGTTATAATATAGCTAGATTAAAAGAATTTATTGAAGTAGTTAATCTCAGAATTGAAGGTACAAATTACAAAAGTGAGTATGATTTATGAGCTACAGTCGTTGGTCAAATTCTAACTGGTATTCATTTTATAATAGTATTCCAGAAGATTCAAAGAAAGAGGATCAAGTATTATCATTATGGCATGTTTCTGACAATAAAGATTTTACCTATAATGAATTAAAGTCTTTTGGACAAAATAAACTGTGGGTATTATATCCAGAAGCATCAAATAATGATATTTTAGAAGCATTAAGTATTATTGAAAGATTCATTCATGATGTTGATGAGGATTTTTCTGTGGATGATTTGAAATGATTGATAATACACTAAGAACATACACTTTAAGTTGGTATGAACATATAAAAACTCCTTATCTTCAGAAGCGTAGGTGGTGGAACATTTTTGGCTCAGATACTATGGAATATAGAAAAGAATGGGAACATAAAAAGGAAGTTGTGTCTGATCCAGATCTGGTTAATTTATTCCTAAGGAAAACGGATGATATCATTAACGCCCAATGGGTTAAGTTATTATTTCGTGATAAAACCATATATGATTTGCAGTTGGAGGAAGGTGGAACATTAGGAACTTTTGTGAGAAAGAATGCAGGTTCCTGTGGATAGCAAATTGGGTTGGGACTTGTTTCTTTTACTTTTGTTGAATCACATTAGAGTAGCAGAAGCACCAATTCCAACAGAATATTGGGTAGCAACTGCAATCGCCCTTATAGAAGATGATTGGGGTTTAGACAAAATTGAGTAAATATGAAAAGTACATTAATACCTTGGGTAGATATCTTAGAAAGAGATATAGAAACAGATAATGAATCAAAAGTTATACTTTCATATCCATTTCCAGGAATCAATATTACCAACAGAACAATTGCTGAATTAAAAGAAGCATTAACAAAGATATCAGATCCAATAACAAAAGAGTGTTATGAGACAAGATTATATTTTATAATGAATAGATGGCATCCCAAAAATTTTATTAATATTTCTATTAAAGAGTGGAAATATCCTATTACAAAATTATGATTATTAAATTTATAGTTGAACGGTTATTTATTGTAGTATTTGGAATAGCGATTGTAGTGGTTGGAATAATTAGTCCGAAGTATGCATTGATGAACTTATGGACTACATTTCAGCGTGTAGAATTTGAAAACAAATCTAAGAAAATTAAATGAATAAAACTCAAAATTATGTGTTATATGTATTATTTTTTATTTTTACTATAGTTTGGACAATAGTAATATTATCCCCTATCTCTAAAGAACCTGAATTGGTTTATACAAAAGATGGTTGTTCTACTTATCGTTTTTATGATAAAGGAACAAGACATTATTATACTAATTGTGAGAAATCAAATGAGTAAATTTTTAGGATTAAAGAAACTCACTAAAGAAGATTTTAAACTAGGTGATACAATAGTTATCGGAATATGAATAAAATAGAAAAAATTAAAAAAGAAATTGCACGTAAGGTAAGTTATATTAATGGCTTTACTTCTGAAATTAAGATATTACAAGATAAATTGAATCAATTAGAATTAATTAATTGGCAACCAGATAATGGGAATTTTATCGTTGAAACCAGTGGTAATATTTTTGATAAGACACACTGTAATTATGATAAAGATATAATGAATTTGGAAATAGATTTTGGCTCAGTTAGAATTAATACAACTCGTGCAAAAAATGCTTCAAGAAATATGCGAAAATTTAATAGATTATCTTGTTTTATGGGCGATACACCTGTTAATTTAGAATTTGGTATTAACAGTGTTTCATTGGCGTTTTATGATTATGATTATAATTCTACAAAAATTTCCACATTGAAAAAAATATTAGAAATTAAAGGTGATTTATGAAGAAAGAAGATGGTCTTAATAGATTAATTTATGTAGTAACAGCATATCGGTTTGGTGATAGAGAATCCCATAGTTATGTCGTTGGTGCATTTGACAATGAAGTGACTGCAATCACACAAGCCAGACTAGAAAGAGATTGGCGTGGTGGTAAATATGAATGCGAAGTTCGCTCAATGGAACTGAATGAATCATTGAAATACAAAAACTATAATGTTGTATTGGCATTACCTAAATTACATCCTTGTTACACATTATTGGATGATGAATAATGAATTATACCTTAATGTTTTGGGTTGATGGTGTGTTATTAATTTGGTGGTTTGGATTAGTAATTGCATTTGTGAAAAAATTAAAAAGTGAGAAAAGTGCTTGATTTAAATTTCTAATTAGGGTATAATAAGTTATATCCTAATTTATTGGTAATAAAAATGCAAATTGATCCAAACGATAGATTTCTTATCAAAAACATACATACTAGCAATATTGTAGAATCTCAAAAAACAAGCGAATCTGCTATGGCTGCTTGTAACTTCCTGAATCGCCACAATGTTGAATGGAACAAATCGTTCCCACTATGTATTGTTATTGATAAATTAACAGGTGGAAAATTCTACACAGACTTGGAATATAAATTATGAACGAAAGAGAAAAAGAGATTTTACATATCTTACAAGAAGAATCTGCTGAGGTTATACAGGCAGTGTCTAAAATCTTTAGATTTGGTTGTGATACAGTTTGGGATGACCAAACGAATAAAGAACATCTTACTGAAGAAATTGGTGATTTTTTAGCAATGGTACAAATAATGATTGATACAGGTATGATACATCAAACTAATGTAACAAATGCCAAACATAATAAAATTGCAAAATTAGAAAAATGGTCAACTATTTTTAAAGAAAGTGCTTGATTTGTAATAATGCATATAGTATAATAACTTATACTTTTTGAAATTAGAGAGAAATAAAATGATACTATCCATACTGAAAGAACTTGAATCTAATAATTCTAGGAACTTCAAAATCGAATTGCTAACAAAATACAAAGACAACGAACTTCTGAAAGAAATATGTAAATTGGCACTATCTCCTATGATCCAGTTCTATCAAAGAAAAATTCCTGAATATGATCAAACATATAAAACAACATTTGGTATAGAATGGGCATTAGAAGAATTAAAAATATTTTCAAATAGAACCTTAACTGGTAATAAAGCAATAGAACATTTAACTTATGTTTTATCAAGCATCCTTCCTGATGATGCTCAAGTCATTGAACGAATTATAGGTAAAGACCTAAAATGTGGTGTATCTACATCTACTGTCAATAAGGTTTGGAAGAACCTAATATCAGAATTTCCTTGTATGTTATGTTCTCCTTTCGAGCAGAAATTAGTCGATAAGATTGTATTCCCAGCTATCGTTCAAAAGAAAGAAGATGGTATGAGATTCAATGCTATTGTTAAATTTGATAGGGATTTAAAAGGTACTGTTGAGTTTCGTTCTAGGAACGGTAAAGAGATTTCATTACTAGGTAGTCTGGAAGAAGAATTTATTGAGTTGGCTTATGGTAAAGACCTTGTGTTTGATGGTGAACTTCTAGTGTATGATACAGTAGAAACAGATTCAAAAGGTAAGATATGTGATCGCCAAACTGGTAATGGTATCCTAAACAAAGCAGTAAAGGGAACTATATCAAAAGAAGAAGCAGATAGAGTTGTTGCTACTCTTTGGGATCAAATACCTTATGAAGATTTTATTGCGGGTAAATGTGACCAACCGTATAGATATAGATTAAAAAGATTAGACTATCTTTTGGCACGATTACCAAGTGAAACTAAGATTGAATTGGTTGAAACCTTTGAGGTGCATTCATTAGAACAAACTCAAACAATATTTCAAAACTATCTTGATGATGGGGATGAAGGTATCATTCTTAAAGATCCAAACTCATTATGGGAAAACAAAAGATCAAAAGGTCAAATCAAGTTCAAAGCTGAATTAGACTGTGATTTGAAAGTAATGAGTGTTATATCTGGTACTGGTAAATATGCTGATGCTATAGGTTCATTATATTGTGAATCTTCTGATGGTAAAGTAAAGGTATATGTTGGTTCAGGATTTACTGATGAACAAAGAAACGCACCACCATCTGAATACTATGACAAAATTATTGCTGTAAAGTATAATGCTAGAATCAAGAATGTGTCTGGTGAAGAATCTTTGTTTCTCCCTATATTTTTATGTTTAAGACCAGATAAGGATGAAGCAGATGATTCAACTAAAATTAAATAACTGGAGATTAATATGCCAAATTACTGCGATAACTATGTAACATTCAAGAACACTGATAAATCTAAGATCGATGAATTAGAAGCAGTCCTTTCTCCTGATGGTGATGGTTGTATTTTCAATACCATTCGTCCTATTCCCTTAGAGGAAGAAGATAATTCTTATGATTGGCATATCCAAAACTGGGGAACAAAATGGGAAGCGACAATCTATGATTTCTCTCGTGACGAAGATAATGAAATAGGTATTTCTTTCGAAAGTGCTTGGTGTCCACCGATTGCTTTGTATGAATGGATGGTGGAAAATGAATGGGAAATTGATGCATTCTACAGTGAAGCTGGGCAAGGATTTGCAGGTAACTTTACTAAAGAAGATGATTGTTATGAATATGATCTATCTGAAAGAGAAACGTGGGAAGATATTCCCGATGATATCAAAGAGTTCGCAAATCTAGAGTCTGATTATGAATGGCTGAAAGAAACTTGTGAAGAAGAATAAAATAATTTTTAACTAAGAGGAAAAAGAAGTGAGTTCAAATGTAGAATATACGCATGACTGGGTGAAAGGTGAATTGTCCGACCCCAAATTTCGTAGTAAGATAGTAAAGTTAAAGACTGATTACAA